AGCTAAGGCGCACGCCGTTCTATCGGCGCCGTCCACGGCCTGCGCTTCAAAGACCTCTCCAGAGCCTCTTGCTGCGCCTGCGGCAACTGAGGCGGCAACGTTACCTCGCGCGCCTCATACCGCTCATCACCGAACGTGATAACGGCCCTGGCGATGCATCGGCACCGCGGCGCTTTACCCGGCCCTACGCCGCCTTCCGCGCCGGTCGGCTCTCCGTATCGATATCGCTTGCCCTCAAGGGCGCGATGCCGGGGGCGCACGCGCTCGTCCCGGCTGGTGGACCAGTCGTATTCCGTGATCCCGGCTTGCCGATGCCGATATTCATTCATGTCGGCGTTCATTTTCGCCATCTGGTCGGAAGCTATGAACTTTGCCCGCCTGTCGGAAATCCCGAAGGCCTCCACCAGCGTCTTCCTCAAGGTCTCACTCGAATTGCCTGAAATCAGATTATCGAGGACCGCCTGCTCTACCCTTTTGACCGTATCGTCCGACAGGTTCTTGATGAGCGAGACATTCCGCTTCGCAGCGAACTGAAGATACCCCTCAAGGTCCTCTTCCTTCACCAGCGCCCTGACATCGATGCCGATTGCCCGCTTCACCGAAGAGATGAAGGTGTCTGTGTGGCGCTTGGCCTCCAGCCGCAGAATGCGCCTTACCGTTCCCTCCGCGATGGAGACCAGTCCGACCGCCACCCTCGCCAATTCATCGAGGTCGTATTCTGTCCGGGCAGTTCTGGCATGCTTTGCAAGCTCTCGGAGCATCGCCCGGAGCGCTTTGAGGTATGCGGCCTTGCCGCCCACGCTCTCCTCGATGCCTGGGAGTTCAACCTCTGTGCCCTTCGCTCGCCGGACGAACCTATTGATTTTGTAATCCGTCATGCCCTAACCGCGCGCCCGACATAGGCAGAAGCACGCCCTTTCGTCAGCCCGCTTAGAAGGTCATGAACGATAAAAACGATTGGTTGAGAACCGGAAGACGAAGCCCGGAACTCGGTTTCCGTATCGCCTACCCTGTCCCGCTTGATCTGGCCCCCGCCAGCATCCGGCGAAAGGCTGCTCGGATCGGTCAATTCACGCCATGCAGCCTCGCACAGCGCGTCCTTGAGCCTTTCCGGTATTTCGTCAGGGGCAATCTCATTGCAGCGGTAGACGACGCCGGAGCGCGGCCATTCGAGCCGCTGCGTGGCGGTAGCCCATTGCCCCTGGAAGAGCGGGCCATACCGCGCATCAATCCATGTTGTAGCCCGGCGAAGCGCCTGCTCGATCTGGGTGTCCGTCTTGCCGGTGAGATCGTATCCGACCTTGCCGGCGTATGCCTTGAACTCGGCGACGGTGGCGTAGCTCTCGGCAGCGGCAAGGCCTTCCCCCGTTTCAGCGATCAGGACCATTATTCATCATCCCCATAGTCGCCGCGGATCAGCTTGTGCTTGAAGGTTTCAAGCAGCCAGAGAACGTCGCCACCGCCTTTCATGCCGAGCGTTGCGCGGGCATCAAGGTTGCCGTCCTTGTCCCACCCGAGAATGATAACCTGATCGTACACGCCAATGGCTTGCTCAAGCACGTTATCAGCATTCTTGGCGGCATCCGCAGGATAGAATTTAACGACCTCGGCCATTGTCGCCTCCTTACTGAGAGCGCTGTTCCCGCTCCAGATCGCGAAGAGCCGCAAGGTCTTCCAGCGGGTCGCGCGGGTCGAAATCGACATTCATGCCCGTCATGTCGGCCTCGATCTCGCGGCGGGTGAGGCCGTTGGAAGCCTCTTCATCCTGATCGTCCGTCTTGCTGAGCGCGTTGAACGCCTCAATCAGCTTGCTGCGGCTCAGCTTGTGGTGTGGAGCCTTGCCGGTCGCATCCTTGATGGCGGCGCGAAGCTGATCGTCGGACAGGTCGATATCACCGCCGATGCCGCCGCCGGTCTGCTCCAGGATGGGCTTCCCGTCCTCGTCAACCAGAACGAATGCGAGAGGATCGGCTTCGTATTTGGCGCGCTCGATAACGTGCCAGCCGCGCGGGCCGTCACGCTGGACGCGGATCGTTCCTTCCGGTGCAGTGGTCATGGGATTTGTTCCTTCCGGTGCAGTGGTTAGACGCTCGCGCCGCTGGTCTTGAGCACGCCATCGTCATTCCAGACCGTCACGCCATCATCGGCTGGGTCGGTGGTGGGGATGGCGTCGAGCATAGCGGCCTGCGCCGCGCTCGGCACGTTGTCGAGTATCGACGCTTCCGCAATGACGACGGTCACTTCTCCCTGCACCTCGAACGTGCGCTCGGTCAGGTATGGGCCATAGACGACCGGCGCGGCATTCGTAACGATTCCGCCGATGGCGGGATTATCGGCCCGCCGGATGTAGCCGCTGCCATCGACAACCGACGCCGTTAGCGTCCAGCCGATGGGAAGAATGTGGTGGGATTCCATTGATCGCTCCCGTGAAAAGAGCGACCGGAGGCGCGATTGCCTCCGGTCAGATCACACATCACCCATGCAGAACCGCAATATGGCGGCTAGCGATGGCGCGGAAGCCCCAAGCCAGGCGGACATGGTAGACAACCTGGAGGAACTGGCGATAGACGGCAACCTCGAACGCCAGCCCGGTTCTCGGGTCAACGATGGTGGTGACGTCATCCGCCATATCGCCACCTTCCGGCATGGCCGGGGCGCGCGTGGCGAGTACAATCGCCGAACGGGCGAAGGCGACATTGGGAGTGTGACTTCCCGCGATGGTCATCTCGGTCGCATCCGCCAGGGTCTGGACAAGGCCGGGGCCGCCGATGGTGATGTCCGCCTCGGCCTCGGTCGTGCCGGTGACGACGTTGTACTTGTTCGTGTCGCCCGCGAAGGTAACCAGGTCGCCCGCCTTGATGCCGGTGGCGTTTGCCGTGCCGCCGTCGAGGTGGATAACCTTATCGCCGATTGCATACCCGGCGGTGAGGTCGACATCGTACCCCGTGCCGGAGCCTGCGGTATGGATGCCGATGGCGTGAGAATGACGGATCGCCATATTCATCACGCGGTCGGTCATGCCATTGCGCAGCATATCGCTGGAGCCAGCCTCATTCACCTTGGCGAGAAGGGTCTGCTTGCCGCGAAGGTTGCCCATCGCCGCATGACCGAGCACGAGCTGGAGGTCATTCGTGGGCGCGCCGTTCTGCTCCAGAATGCCGAGCACTCCGGCGAAGTCGGAGAGATCGCCGGCGGTCCCGAACGGGGCGGTACCGGCCGTCGTGCCGTAGCCGCGCGAGGCGTTTTTGTATGCCTCCAGCCACAGGTCCATCTCGATCTCGTTCACCAGAGAGCGCATCGCCTGATAGAAGCGATCCGCCTGGATGGACGAGAAGGTGCCCGCGTTGACAAGCCCCTTCGTTTCCTCGCCGTTCCAGCGGACCGGGACGTGCTTGGATTTCGAGATCGTCACCTGGACGTTGTCGATAGTGGTGTCGCCGGAATCCGGGGCATTGACGCCAGGGGTGTTGTTGGTTGCCGTGTGAGCGCCGGTTACCGGCACAATGACCGGCTCGTTGAGTGCAGCGCGCTCGATGGAGGAGGACCGGGAAACCGCCGGGATGAAACCGGTCAGTTCGCGGGAGACCACATCCAGAGCCTCGTAAAGGTCCGGGATGAGGTTGTTCAAATTGCTGGCCATTGCGTTTCCTTTCGATCGAATGGCGATGTTTTGGGGAGGGATTGGGCTATCCAGCCCTTGGACACCGCCGCTCATCCGAACGGTCGGTAACTGATTGCTTCAGGCGTCAGGCCGCATCCGAGACCTTGAAGCCTTCCTTCATTTTTGCCGCGCGATCTGCGTGAGGCAGGGCCTCGAACTCCGCGCGGGTCATGGTCTTCGCGCCGCCGCCGGAGCCGCCCGTGCCGGGCTGCTTGCCGGAACCGTTGTGGCCGGTGCCCTTGAGGATATGATCGCGTCCAGCATAAGCGCCCACGATGGCCTCAAGGGCTTCATCGAAGTCTGCCGGATTGCCGGGATTCGCCTTGGAATAGATCTGGTTGCCGTTCGCGTCCTTGGCGACGATCTTGCCGCCGTCGAGCGTGAAGTGCTTGCCGAACATGGCCTCGACCATATCGGAAGGCACCGCCAGCTTCTCCCCGATGTACTTGGATCGGGCAAAGCTGCCGCCGATCTTTTCCGCGTGGAGCTGGCTCACCAGCCCGTCGCGCTCCTGGACGATGGGAGCATACTTCTCCTCGACGGCCTTGATCGCCTGCTGCTTGATCTCTTCGACCTTGCCGGCGTCGATCAGGTCTTTGTCCTTGAGAGCCGCAACCTTTTTGATGGCGTCGATAGCGGCGGCCGGGTCTTCGATGCCCTCGAATTTCTTCAAAGCGGCCTCTGCCGCTTCCTTGGCTTCCCGGTGGCCCTTCGCCTCGCCATTGAGGCGGGTGATGGTGGCGCGGGTAGCAGGGGCATCAAACGCCGTCTCGCTGCCGTTGTCCTCGATGTAGACGGGCTTGCCGTCCTGAATTTCAGCGTAGGTTACGCCTTCGATCTCTTTGGTCTTGAGCCTCATCTGTCGTCTTTCCGGCCATCCGGCCTTGCTGATGCGGCATCCGCCGCGTTTCGCCCCCTTGCATCCGCTCAGGGCGCGTTAAGGCGCTTCGCAGTGGTTGATGCCGCGAAGAGCCGGTTTTGAGTGTGTGGAGGCGCTGTTGAGCCGTTAGGCGGCGTTCAGATTTTCGTCGTCTTCGGTCTGATCATTCAGGCTGTCAGCGGGATCGAACGGCGGGTTTTCGGCGTCCAAATCCTTGATCTCCTGGCTGATGTCGACCTGCGGGCCGAGGAAGCCGCGGCGCTGCATTTCTTCCAGATACGTCTTCCGGGTGATCTGGCCCTCGAAGCGGGCCTTGTTCAATTCGATAATCTCGGTCCCGCCGTAAAGACCAACGGCGAAATCGGTGTGAACCATGACGGATGGGGCAGAGTCTTCCGGCTCGTTCATCCATCGAGCCGTGAAGGCGAACGCCTGCTCCAGTGCATCCTTGAGACCCAGAGCCCAGGACTGCAACACGGTAAAACTCTTCTCGCCATCGAAGGCGAAGGCTAGCGCGGGGGTGTTGCCAGCCGCTTGCGTCATGGGCTGCATGCCGATCCGGCGCATGTCCTCGATGATCTCGCGGATATCGTCGCGGATTTCCTTGAGGTTCGCCGCCTCCGGCTGGATGTATTCCCAACTGGTCGTGATGCCTTCAACACCGGGGGCATAAAGCACCCTGCCCGGCCCCGTTTCGATCTTGCCACCATCCGGGGGAGCCATGCCGTTTGCAGAGAGCATGGGGCTGCCGGCAACCGTGAAAATCTGCTCCTTCTTCGAGAGGGCGTTGAACAACTCGATCTGCATATCGGCGAGGTCGAGAAGCGGCGGCTTCACGTACTGGTCGCCCTCAAGATCGTTGGTGGCGTAGAAGACGAACGGCACCTCGTCGAGCGTAATCACTCCCTCGGCGTCCAGCACCCATTCCGTCTTGTCGATGGCGGTCTTCTTTTCCTCTCTCCAGACCTTCCATGTGCCGTTAGCCCCGGCAGTCTCAGCCCGGATTTCACGGATTAGAGGCACAAGCTTCTGCTGAAACCCGTCACGCTCGATCCGGCTTTCCTTGATGCGCAGAACCGTTACAGCCCGACGCCCGCCGCGTTGGGCCGTGACAAGCTCCAGAATGTCGTCAGCGTTGATCGGCACCCAATACGGCCGGACACCCGCCTCGCGCTCCTCCGCTACCGTGCGACCCGTCTGGCCGGACGGGAAGTCCACGAGGATGCCGTGCGCGCCCATGGAAACCCCGCCTTCAAACGTATCCTTCGCGAAGACGTGCAGATTGTTGCCGCGCCCATCGATATCCTCCGCGATATCCTGCATGCGCTCGCCCGCATCGTCGGCGAGCTTCACTTCCTTGGTGAATGGCTTGGCCGACAGGGTGGCGATGCAGTCGACGAACTCGGGACGCCAGGGAGCCGATTTCAAGCGGCGCTTGTACTCCTCGGTTTCCTCGGCAGGGAACTTGATCAGAAACCGCTCTCCGGCGTCCCTGATAGCCTTTGCGCCCTTTCGGATCGTGCGGATGGTCTCCCAGGCATGTGCAAGCCGGTCATGCGCGATGCTGGCCGTGCTCGGATTGTCCTTGGCTTCCATCTTAATTCCTACGTGTTGCGCCAGAGGCGGCGGTCGGCGCCCGGACTTTCGATGTCAATTCAGTGAACGCGCGAGAGGCGGCGTCGATCTGGTCTTTCCACTTGCCCATCGGGAAGCCCTCGGCCTCGGAAAGGAACGCCTCATTCCATGCGCCTTCGAGCAGGAAGACATTGCCAGCTTCGGCCTGCGCGGCGAGCGGAAGCGCTCTGGTTTCCTTGTCGCCGGTCTCAGGGCTGGCGTGATAGTCGTGCCCGACAAGAACATGGCGGATAACATGCTGCGCCTGCGCCTTGCCCGCCTGCCCCGGATCCTGCGGTATCGAGCCTCTGACCTGACCGTGCTTTGCCCTGTCCTGATCGGCTGTATTCTTCATCAACCTTTCAACTGCCATCGGGCCAACTTGCTCGCGAGCCATGTCCGCGATGATGAACCGGCCATCAGGTGCCAGCGCCATCAAGCACCCGGCGGTCGCCGCTGCCTCCGCGTCCTCGGTCGCCGCCAAGTCCCAACCACGAACAAAACGGCACCCGGTAGGCAAAGCCTTGACCGTCCCGAACCATGACCGCTTGAACAGACCGCCGCCACGAGGGACCGGACGCTGCTGCATTTGACCGGCCCACGCATAGGAACCCATCGCCTTCTTGTCGCGCTCGACCACATGAGGCGGGAAACGCACCGGGTCCAACAGTTCGCCATCCTTGGTGCGCGGGTCTGTCCAGCCAATCGACGTGGTGACGCGGCGCTCCGGCTCAAACTCCATCGGGATCAGCAGATGCTCATAGCCCAGATCGTGGCTCATGATGTATCCGCTCGGGTCATTCTCATGGATGCGCTGCATCACGATGATGATTGCGGACTTTTCCGGGTCGTTAAGGCGGGTCGGCACCGTCTCCGACAGGATGCGAATTGCCGTCTCGCGCGAGGTTTCCGAATTGCCCTTCTCCGGGCTTAGTGGGTCGTCCCACGCGATTGTGTGCCCCCTGCGTCCGGTCATGGACGCGACAGCGCAAGCTTGGCGAAACCCGCGCTTATCGTTCTCGAAATACAGCTTCTCGTTTTGGTCGCCCTTGAGGGGCGTCGGCCAAAGCGATGAATACCACTCGGACGTGACCAATTCCCGCATCAGGCGGTTGTCCCGCACGGCAAGCCCTTGCTCGTGAGAGGCGCCGATGTAGCGGTGCCACGGCTGACCGCCAGGCCCCCATAACCAAGCCGGATACATCACGCCGATAATGGTGGACTTCGACGTTCCGGGCGGGACGTTGACCAGAAGCCGTATAATGTCGCCGCGCGCGACGGCTTCCAGATGCTCAGCGATAGCGTCGATATGCCAGTTGTGCTGGAACTTGTCCGGGATGATGTGAGGCCACGCCCGTCGAATGAACTCTGCGAAGGACCGCCTGCAAAGCTCGCGCTCAATCTCTAGCAGGTCATCCTTTGTCAGAGTTAGTTGCCTTGCCATTGGCCGCCATCTCGTTCGTTTTGGCAAAGGCTCCATGAACTTCCAGAGCAGCTGCATCATAGGCAGCGGCAGCTGCGTCGAGGCAGTCAAATACCCCCAGATATCGGTTCTTGTAATTTGCCTTGATCTGGGCCTGCCACTTTCCGAGGACTTTGTTCCACGTCACTCCCTTACGAAGGCTTGTGGAAATTGACGTGGCCCCACGGTTTCGCAGGTTCTCTGCATTAGACGCCATCCGCAGGTTGGCGATCCGATTATCCGAGCCATCCCCGTTGATGTGATCGATGAAGCCAACAGGATATGACCCGTAGTGCATTGCCCAAGCCACTCGATGCGCAAGCAGATTTACGCCGCCTATAGTGCCGCGCCGATGTTGACCAATATGCGCCGTGAATGCCTCTTTATCGGCAAAGCGCACATTCCAGGAAGCATGTGTCCCTGGATTGGGGAAACTACCAGCCTTTCTCTCCCGCCAAAACAGCTTCCCTGTCTCCGGCTAA